CTGAAGGTGCTAGCGTGAGCGCACCACTTTCTATATGCGGCTTCGAAGGGTGCGAACTTGGATCCATGTGAGATGTGGTGATTAACGAACTTAACGGTTTCAATGTCATGGCTTACTGTCTCCTGTTGAGCAGAGAATGATACTTCATCTATCGAAGCACACAATTTATCAGAAGGTTTCCAGTCGAATGGAACTTCCTTCTTCTTGTTTAAATTGTTTACTGGTAGTTTAGTGTCGCGCTCTGCGATAAGGTTGTCGCACTCTGCGATAACCAGTTGGTATCTCGTAGACCTGCCCTCAGACCCACGCAGTCGTTTAATTAGATGAGCTTCTTCTAATAGCTTTAGCTTACGGCATACCGTAGCGGTATGCATACCAGTGCGGCGCGCTAATGTTGCAATGCTAGGCCAACAGATATGCGTGTCGTTTGCATGGTCAGCTAGAATAACTAACAGCCAACGTGACAAAGCATCTGGTGTGTCGGCTTTCATAGCCCACGATATGTGATGAAACATTAATTAAAACTCCTGTTGCTCTTTGATGTTATCACAGGAGTTGACAAAAGTAATGCATTAATGCACTATCCTAATCAGAGCAATTTCTCTCCTGTTGCCCTGCTCTAACGAAGTGAGCGTAGGTTTTTCTCCGTTTTTCCTACGCTCACTTTCCCAGCCATTTCATTATCTTCTCAACGACTGGGTTATTTATTTCAATGCAAATAAATGCAGGCCCATGCTTCTGCTTTAACAGATAAAAATCTGCGGGTTGTTTTTTGTGTGTTGTGGTAAGGAAACTAAACCCACGGCCTGTAGCTTGATACTTACTTTCAGCTACCAATCGTCCGTGTCGGGTATCGATGGCAATGTCACTTGCCCACTCACCTCCCAACGCGCCAGATAGCGGTTGCCTTTTGGCTTCAACGCCTTTGCCTTTGAACCATTCGCACCACCATCTTTCATGATAGCTTCCCTTACTGCGCTGAGATGTTCCCATCCGTAATGCTCCATACAATCTATACACCACAATCCACCAGCCGCCGTTATAAGATACCAGTGGGTTATTGTTTTACAGTTCATGCATTTCGCAGGCTGACCCTTCTTGTCAGGCTTGCGTTGCTTTCTATATTTTTTCGGATATTTTAATCTGCGCGCCAAGAGCATCCAACCAACAAGAGAACATGAAACCAGATGGCACTCGCTTATGTTGCTCCCACTTGTGGATCAAAGACGATGTGCATCCGATGCGATGTGCTAATACTTCTTGACTATAACTTTTAGATTTTCGCAGATGTATTAGCTGGTCGACAATCTCTTTCCAGCTATTCGTGTTGGCTTTGGGTTGTCGATAATGTGTAAGATAGGATTGCATGTTCAACCTTTATTGCAGTTGAGTAACGCAAATCTTTTCCTGATAATGCCCTGTAATATGTAGATGTAGGCACGCCTGCATCTTTAAAAAAAGATAATAAAGACAACCCTGTATCAGCACTGGCCTCATTAAGTTGTGATAAATAAGTTTTCATGACTTGAACATAATGCATAATTGCAGTATATACAAGTTAGAATGGCGCGACCTTTTGCATTAATATGCCATTCACAAGGGGAGATGTAATGCATTATAACGCAACCAGTATTGCAGGGGACGCGGATTGGCCTTGTGCCCCGCCAAATTTGGTGTTGTCCACAAACCACCAAGTAAAAAACAAAACATGGAAGTTAAAATGGAAACTTTTGAACAACGCGCTATCCGTGTATGGATGCGTACTGTCATGGAGGAGAAAGGCTGGACCGCTAATAAATGGGCGGTGTTAGCTGGTACTTCTCCATCTAATATTACAAGATTTTTGAAGGGCAGTAAATTTACTCCCTCATCTGCAACTGTAGCAAAATTAGCTTATGTAGCAGGGTCACATCCCTCGTTATCACGCAACGAAATTACAAAAGCCAATGTAAATTCTGTCACTGTGTACGATACAAAAATGAATCGTTTAGGAGTTATATCAGTGTTCGGGGTGACAGGTTCAGTTAAGGCTTACAAATTAGATAAAGATTTTTTGTCGTGCGATATGATGGCAAGGGATATTATTGTTGTGCGTGATGACAAAACATTTAAGGCAAATGATGTTGTTGCATTCACACATGATGATGAGATTGTGATCACAAAAGCTACAGATAAACAGTCTTTGTTTATGAGTTGTGATACAAATAATATTTTAAATAAAAAAGATATGAAGTTGTTAGGTCGTGTCGTCCAGATTATCAAGAACCTAGACGACACTGATATTATTTAGACGCCACGGTTTATAGTTTCCATGGCTTGTCTAACATCTCGAGCCATTGCTCGAAGCTGTTTTGCTTTTTCGGTGTGAGAAAAGTCTTCATTAGCAAACTGTTCTTCATGGTATTCAGCAAGGTTCTCAAGGTAGACAATCTCTTTGATGCAAAGCCTTTCAATCGTATTGATTGCTCTGCCGTAAGAGTTTGCAGGCGTAATGCTAGGCGCACTGATTTGTAGTTCGTCCATCTTGAACCTCCTCATATTCTTTATCTGATAACTGTTCGAACCTGCGCATGGCATGCATGATGACATGGTTGTATTCATAAGAGCCTTCGCCAAAGATTTCAGCTGCAACCTTCATGAATTCATTGGGCCATAATGTATTGCCGAATGAGAGGCCAACTTCAGCAAGGTCAACACGGCTTACTTTAGCTGGTGATTGCAGACCATTGAACATGGCCTGCTGTTGTAATAAATGATTGGGTAACATTTGTTTCAGTTCCTATCCTGTTTAATTAAACGAATGTTAATTGCTTGATTGCAGATGCAATCTGGTTCTCTCTCAGCCTGCGAGTGTTGGCAGGCGAGCGAGATTCATCAGTGTGCGTTGCCCATTCAGTCATGGTATTATACAGCGCCCACTTGTTCTGCCCGACATGAGCAGAGTTGTGTTTCCAGCCAGCCATCAATGCATCCAGCCGTTTGAAGTTATATTTCTGTTCGCTTGTGTTGTTCTTCACATCGCATATGGTTGTCTTGAAGAAGCCCTCAGCTACAGGTGATGTAACAGGCATGCCCATCCACTGCTGATATTTATCTTTTGAATTAAAGAAAGCATCCAGACCCAGCTGTATCTTTGCGGCAGACCCTTCAACATTCACATGCGTGGTATGTTTAGCGACTGTCTTAGCTACAGTGTCAGGTGTTGTGCATCCATTGAGGCACCATAGACGCAAGCCTTGTGCTTGCTGTGCAAACGACCAGCTTCCATCATAGCTGTTATAAAACACAACTTGAAAGCTGATATGGTCATTCAGTTCTGGTTCAATAACAAGGTCAGGAAAGTTGATAGTGCCGCGCATCTTCGCGCCATTATCAAAGACTTCTATATTGTGGGTGAAGTCTTTTGATATGTTGGCAGACGATAGCGCGTCAAACACAGAGTTCACAACGGTGTCGTGTTTGATAGCTTTATACTTAGAGCCATGCACACCGAGCATCTGATTGGTATCAGTACGCATGATGCCACGCGCCATTGATGGTGGCACATCATATAGATTGCAATCACCAAGTTTGCTGGCTGTTAAATCAACAGTTTCAACTGGAAAGTCCCAGTCATCTACAATCACGCTATCTGGTTTAATTAATCCGTCCATTTCATTCTCCATTTGATTAAGTACATACTGCATTATTGCACATATTTGTATCTAAAGAAACGATTGATACTGCATTTGTGCATCTTTTTTTCTACAGCTATGACCAAAGCCACCGCGAAATACATCTAGTGGAAGGCATGGCCGTTGACCTTGGGTTGTAGAACCAGTGTCACAAAAAAAGGGGAGAGGCTTTCGCCTCCCCCCTGCTGTGCTGTTAGCCCTTGAGCAATGATGCGCGAGCCGCCGCGATGTCTTCCGACCTGTCTACGACAGCCGAAAGAACCTTACGGTCGCTGATGTAATCGCATACCTTCTCGAACCATTTCTCACCGTGGTCCTGAGTTACCTTGCCGTCATTCCAGATATGCGCGCCTTGTAGGACGGAGTTATAAATCATAACGTCCATGTGATGAAGGAACTCAGCCGAATCACGTTCGGCCTCGGCCTTCTTGAGGTTCCGTGACATGTTCCGAAGTTGAGGACTTTCTGCGCCATTAGCTTCCTCCTCTTGCATCATGCGATGCTCGAGTTGGTCACGACGCTCGCACTTCTTGCGAAGGCTTACGCCTGACGCTTTGGCGCGAGATCCGAACATGAAATGCGCACTCGCATTGTACCGTGGATTATCCTCGCCGCTTGCCGCGCTAAAGCGCTCGTCAAACTGGTCGAGCATAGAGAGGTTGATACCTTGCACAACTGCGTCGTGCGCGGATATAACCCATGATTCAAAGATTTTATCTTCTGTGATAACTTCTACTGATTTAACTTGTGACTTCTTTGACATATCTAACTCCTGTTTCATGTCTATTTTAAAATGCAACCCATACTCACATGAATTGCGATACCTACCTTGGTGACAAAATGTGCGATAGGCGGGTCAAGGCCTCGCAGAGCCAGCTCTGCTGGGGACTATTTGCACCTTGCAAATCGTCAGCCTTGACGCGACTGCACATTCTGTCACGCCCCGTAAGGGGTGTGGTATCTTTTGCAATTCGTGTGTGTGTGTGTTGTTGGACAAGCAATCGGCTCGATGCCGATTAGCTCAAAGGCAGTGCATCGCGGGGCGATGCGTGTGCTTGCTGTGCAAGCCTTGCCTTTTAGCGGCTTGTCGTGCCTACGCTCGCTTGACCGGAGCGTATGCGACTGTGTTGTTGAGGCAACGTCCGTCACGCCCCGCTACGGATTCTTTGCACAATAGTGCGCTAATCGCTATGCGATAGCACTGTGCTTGGAATCCGCTTCTGGTCTACGACCAGAGCCAGTGACGCAACGGAAGCTCAACCAGCAAGAGGGGCTTCAGCCCCAGTGATACTAGCTTCGTGTTGTTGTATCCTTGCCTACAAAACCCGAAAGCCAGGCTCGACTGCCTTCGGTGGCCTGCTAACCTTGCAGGGTTAGCTTGCCATCAGGTGCAAGGCCAGCCACGGCAAGCCATCGCTCGCTATGCTCTCTCTTACGCTTGCAGGGTGCGGCCTGCGCCTTGCAGCTGACAGCCGAGCTTGGCATCCGTAGAATGTGCGTTGACAGTGTGATTCCGTGAGTGACATATAGGGGGGGAATACAAGGGGGGGTTCTTGAATAGGTATGGATAGATGACTGATATAGCAACGAGGCAACCGACAGCCAAACAGAGAGCGTTAGTTGATGCGCTCGTAGCAAATGGCTGTAGCATCACAGAAGCGGCTGGTTTGGCTGGTTATGCCTCGGGTGAGAGCGGGAGAGTGACAGCC